GGAAAAGATCCGGTCTATCATGATTGAAGAAGAGCAACATGTAACCGAATTGCAGGTGCTCCAATGGTGATATTATGGCAGATAAATTAGATACTACAACACAATCACATACTGGACCAATAATAATAATTATGTTCGAGGGTATAAAAAATGTACTGTATCAGGCCAGCAATTTTTAACTGCCCATATCGATGCGACTGTCCATCGACGGAATGCAAACTTAACTATTGTCAGCGAGCAGTTGACGAAACCAACGTCAATCTCGTCGCCATGCATGAGACATTGACGAGAGTCCCTGATTTGATTTCCGCGGCAATTTTTCGCAGCCTTGAACAACTTGCCGAAGTGCAGAAGGTGAAAGCGGCTATCGCCGAGGCAGAAAATGGAAACATACCTGCGGAAAAACCGGAAGAGCCGCCATTGCTGCAGAATGAGGAAAGGGTAACGAGGGCTCGAAGGAAAACGAGGTCTTAAATGGCGCATCCGGGAGGTAGGCCAACTCTCTATAAACCAGAATATTGCCAAGAGATCGTTGCGTTTTTTTCCAAAGACAAATACAAAGAAGTCGATGAGAAAATAACGGCAAAAGGTGTCGAAAAAGTATCTATCAAACGCCTTCCGGAATGCATCCCCTTCTTTTCTGCCTTCGCACGTAAAATCGGAGTAACCGAAGAAACTCTCCTCGAATGGGGGCGTGTTCATCCGGAGTTTTCTGAAGCCTATAAAATCGCAAAAGCCATTCAGAAAGAGTTTCTGATCGAGAACGGACTGGCCGGCCTCTACAATCCGGCATTCGCGATCTTCACCGCCAAGAACATCACCGACATGCGCGACAAGACGGAACGCGAAATCTCCGGAGGGTTGGAAGTTCGTCGAATCGATCTCCCAAATAAAGCGGCAATTGGAGATCCGATAGACATATGACAACTACCACCTGGTCTCCCATCAATAAACGTCAAGCTGCGGCATTGAGTCGCACCGAATTCGAGGTATGCGTCGGAGGAAACCGAGGTGGCGGCAAGAGCGAGATAGGCCGCGCTTGGCTTTGCGAGCCCGAATACATCAACCATCCGCAATATCGTGCGCTTGTTTTGAGGAAGAACGCCGTTGATCTCGAAGACTGGATTTTCAAAATGCGCCGTTTCTCCGGATTCGAGATCAGCGGTTCCCCTACGACAATCAAATTTCCGGGCGGCGGACTCGGGACATTGGGGCATCTCGCGAACAAAGATTCGTGGACGCATTACGTCGGCCACGAGTATCAAAAGATTCTATTTGAGGAAATCAATATCATCCCCGATGAAGAGCGTTATCTCATGGTTCTAGGCTCTTGTAGGTCAAGCATCCCCGAGCTGAAGCCGCAATGCATGAGTTCGTGCAACCCGGGAAATGTCGGACATACATGGGTCAAGAAGCGATTCGTCGATTGTGCTAGGGATAAAACATACATCGATCCGAAGTCCGGATTGTCACGGATCTTTATTCAACTCAAGCTCCAGGAAAACACGGCGCTTCCGAAAGAGTATGAACAAACGCTTCGCCTTCTCCCTCCGGCAATTCAGAAGGCGTGGATAGATGGCGATTGGGATGCACTCGCCGGCCAGATGTTTCCTCGAATGCCGGAGCAGGAAGCTCCGCATACGCTTGACGATCAAGAGTTGATGACGTTCGAATTATCATTCGATTTCGGCAGCAGCGAGACCGGTCATTCGTCTGTAGGGGGCTGGTATACCGATATAGAGAAACGTCCGCATCGCATGTTCACATGGTATCACAAACTCGGACACACCGCCGGCGAACAGGCGATGGAATTGCGTGATTACGTATTGTCGTTCCCGTTCTCCAAAGGGCGCGCGCCGAACAGAGTTTACAGCGATCCGGCGATATTCGCAAAACGCAAGGAGGTTGGAGTCAACGCACAGCCGAAAAGCGTGGCCGATATTTTCGGTGAGATCACGGCATGGGAGTTCGTGCCGGCGCCGAACGATCGCCGCAACGGTTGGCGTGTGGTCAACAACTATTTCGGATGCGATCCGCTAACCAAAGAGGGGAACTCGTTCGCGTGGTCTGGATACAATAATACGTTTTACGATCATTTCCAACTCCAGGTAAGAGACCCTGATGACCCGGACGACATCGCAGAAAACAACTATGATCACGTGTGCGACGAGGCGCGATATTATCTGGCATCGCATTTAAGTACAAAGGGAGAACGAAAGTCGAATGAGAAGAAAATTAGAAGGATGCATTACGAGACCGTAGGTGGACTATTTTGAGGGGTAAAAAAGCCAAAGAATTGCGCCGGATGGCGCTGGAAGCATCGGAACAAAGCGGAGTTTCCGAATTCCGTTTATACAAAGCGGCAAAGAAGACATATAAAATGGCGAAGAAGGTTGATTGAAGAAGTTGATAATGTTTATTAAGGGTGATTTCGTAGTGGATAAAAACGAAAAATCATTATGTTTACTATGTGTTGTAAGTCCTCATAAAAAATCATCTTTATTAATCAGTGGAAATAAAAAATATTGTAGGATTAACAATAGACATTTGCTTCAATATTATTATGGAAATGGTAAATAACAATGCAAGCAATCCTTGACCGTGTGATTGTAAGACCGTATCAGAAAGCAGAAAGAATCGGATCGATAATTCTACCAGAAGAATCGAAGAAACGTCCGAAGCGTGGAACAATTCAGTCTATCGGGCCTGGAAATATCAACCGCGAGACCGGAGAGATGGTTCGCACACAACTCCAACCCGGCGATGTCGTATATTACAATGAGAACGATGGCATCGACTTCCTGGAGAACGGCGATGATCTTGTCTGCATTCTCGAAAATGATATCATAGCGAAGGAGGAATAACCATGGCGAAGATAAAAAAAAGTGGTACATTTCACGGCAAATCAAACAAACTCGGCTATGGTGGACGTGCGGCTCAATTGAAAGCACAAGGTGTTCCTGGTGGAGTAATCGGCAACCTTGCAAGAAAGGCGCAGGCGGCCCCCGGTCAGAAAAATTTTCATGGAGGGAAAAAATCACAAACCCTGAAAGGAATACATAAATGAAAAGGTCCATCACATTCATCTTTGTCATCGGTTTGATTCTCGGAACATTCGCGGCGTCATGGGTGCAGATTCCGGTCACCGGGGTCAACAACTGCATCTATCGAACGTGCCGCATCGACAGCGCATTCGCCGGGCAGACTCGATTTACCCCGTGGTTCGCGTTGGCCGATCAGGAGAATCCGGTAGTGCAATTCCGGTTCAACGACACGACGCATTTGGGATACAGGGGAGACTCCATCGTCTGCTATGCATTTCTGCAGAGAGGTCACCCGAGCATTACGTCGTCCTATGCACCGACCACACAGCCGACGTTGAGTCCGAAATTGATTGATACGATTAACGCGCTCGATACGGCAAACTGGAAATCGAGAACGGTGATTGCAGATAATGACAGCGACATCGCGAAGGGACTCGATAGTACAGGGACATCCGGATACGGCGTGATGAGCAAAGGGCTGAAAGACCTGTATCGATCGCCATATGGTCGGATTGGGATTACATTCACCGCCGGAACCAAACAGGGGGCGACAAAGGCGGCGCTATTCTGGGTCGATTTGATTCAAACCAAATATTGGAAAACCGATTTGTACCCGAGGGAAAGGCCTGATCCGCAATGACGACACAAGAGTTGAGGGAATTACTCCCTAATTATTTCAGCAATGCGGTGCGCCGCGAAATGATTGATGATATCGAATCGAAACAGCATCAATATTTAGGAAACGAACAAATCGAAGAGGAAGACAATGATTTAGAAGATCTAGATCCCGCAGGAGCCGAATGAAATTTTCTTGCCCATAAATAAAACGGAAAAAGGAATATGGCAACAATAGAATTCGAAGACGAAGAAGGCGGAAGCAAAGAAGACAAGATTCTTTCTACTGCTCTCAAACGCTTCCAAAAGTGCGAGGAATCGATGGTCGATATCCGGCGTGAAATGCTGGACGATCTGAATTTTGTTGCCGGAAACCACTGGAATGAGATCATCAAGAAAGATCGCACCTCGCCCGGGCAAGAGAGGCCATGTTTGGTCATCGACCGTGTTACTCCGGTCGTGAATCAGATTGTCAACGATTACAAGCGGAACCGCACGATGATGAAGGTTCGGCCGGCGAATGATGATGCAACCGAAGTGACTGCCAAGATTATCGACGGAATGGTGCGTCATATTCAGTACAATGCCGATTCGACGAATGCAATCGACATGGCGCTCGAAAGTTGCGTCCGCTGCTCTCTCGGATTTTTCCAGATCCGAAACGATTATGATGCCGAAGATAGCATGAATCAAGTGATTCTGATGGATCGCGTCGAGAACCCATTCACGGTATATTTCCCGATTCATCTTTGCAAGCAACCCGATTTCTCTGATGCTCCATATTGTTTCATCACCGACGATGTTCCGACGGAAGATTTCAAAGAAGAGAATCCGGGCGTCGATTTATCATCGTGGAAGGGAAGCGGAATCGGAGACGGAAACAACAAATGGCTGAATCAGGATTTTGTCAGAGTGGCCGAATATTTCGTTCGCGAGGAAACGAAGGCCAAACTTTATATGCTTTCTGACGGAACTGTCGTAGAAAACAAAGAACAGATTCCAGAGGGGCTGACGATCGTTAAAGAGCGTGAAACCACTAAATCGAAGGTCATGTGGTATAAGCTCTGCATGTCCAAAATACTGGACAGCAAAGAGCTTCCGTCAAAATGGATTCCGGTAATCCCGGTAATCGGTGGTGAGATCAACATCGAGGGGAAGAAGCACTACATTTCAGCCATCAGATTCGCGAAAGACCCCCAGCGAATGCTCAACTATCTGAAGAGTTGCCAAGCTGAACGCATAGCGCTTTCCCCGCTTGCCCCATGGATCGCAGCCGAGGGACAGGTTGAAGACAACCATGATATTTGGGAGGCATCGAACCGAAAAAACATTGGAGTGCTCACGTATAAACCTGTTACCCTTGCCGGAGTTCTTGTAGGACAACCGTCGAGGGTAGCGCCTCCCGATATATCCAGTGGAATCACCGAAGCATTGCGTGAAACGGTAGACGATATCAAGGCAACAACTGGCATCTATGACGCATCTCTTGGCGCCCGCAGCAATGAGACGAGCGGCCGTGCGATTATCGCGCGCCAGAAAGAGGGTGATAATGCCAATTACCATTTCGTAGATAATCTCAACCGGGCAATGCGACACGCATGTCGAATAATCGTCGATATGCTCCCGAAAATCTATGATACGGCCCGGATAGTCAGGATTCTTGGAAATGATATGAATGAAAGCGTCGCAATGGTAAACGCGCATTATCACAATGGCAAAAACCCGAATCCGAATGGAGAGATTTACGATTTGAGCGTCGGGCGATATGATGTCATCGTTGATACCGGCCCATCGTACCAAACGCAAAAACTCGAAACGAGCGACCTTCTTATTTCTATATGTCAAGGCAATCCTAATCTTGCCGCACAGACCGCGGACCTTCAGGCAAAACTCGCCGGCGCGCCGCAAGATATCATCGACCGATTCCGCAAGCTTCTCCCTCCCGGGCTCGTAGAGCAAGATAACAATCAAAAAGGCGTTCCGCCGGCGCAGGTACAGCAGATGGCGCAGGAGTACGAGGCGAAGATCGATGACTTGCAGAAGCTTCTCGAACAAGCGATGAATGACGTCGAGAAACTCGAAAAACAGGTTGCTGATAAACAGGCAGGAATCAGAGCCCATCTTCTCGAAACTCGAATAAAATCAGATACCGATATCGAGAAGGCCCATATCGCAAATTCCCATGGTTATGCAATGGAGAATTATCGCAACGCAATAGAAAACAATCCGGCCCTTGCCGAGATCATAAACGACCTATCTTTGCGTCTCGCACAGATAGAGAATACAGTAAAAGTAAATACCGCACCCGCGCGGCCCGCGGAGACTCAAGTTGGAGGAGTACCGAATGTCAACGCAAACGCCTGAAACGACCACCGACGTTATTCCCGGACAGGAAAAGGAACCGACCATCGAGCAGCTCGTCGCACAAGACGAGAAACCGGAAGATGAAAAGAAGGAACCTGAATCCGAAACCGAGGAAGACAAACCGGAGGAAACGCCAGAGAAAGAAACCGATAAGGAGAGGAAAAGGCGTAATCAAGACCGCGCATGGCAGCGCCTCGTCCTGGAACGTGCCGAGTACAAGGCGAAAGCAGAACTTCTGGAATCCCAACTTCGCCAGAATGTGGAACCGGCAGATGAGTTTCAGAGACCTACGCGTGATCAGTTCGAAAACGGTGAGGATTACGTGGAGGCCCTTGTCTCGTACAACGAGCGCCTGGCACAGGAAATACCGGAGAGAATCGCACAATCGCAACAGCAGCCCGGTAGGACCGAAGAGGATCTTGTTCAACGAAAAGCCGACAGGGAATTCATAAAGTCCCACGACGATTTTGAAGAAGCCATCGCCGAAGTTGACAACCAAGATTACGCACTCCATGGTGTCGCCATCGACGCCGTGAGGGATTCTCCGATCAACGCAGAGCTACGGTACTACCTCGCCACCCATCAGGATGAGTTCGAGGATATCGTAGACACATCAAAATCTCGTCCAGTACGTGCGGCTCAAATGATTGGCCTGATCGAAAGAGAATTGATGGCCAAGAGTAAAAAGCCGGCAAAAACCACCAACGCTCCCGATCCACGCAAACCGGTCGGAAGCCGCGGGTCAGCCGAACGCGATCCCGAAAAGATGAGTATGCAGGAATTTGCCAAGTGGGATGCCGCTCGACTGGCATCAAAAAACAAACGATAATGAAAGGATGACGTTATGTCCACCACCGTTCTTTCGCCTACCATCATAACGAGGAAGGCGCTCATTGCATTCGTCAATAATTTGACGTTCGCCAAAGGAGTGAATCGACAATACGATTCGCAGTTCGCCAATACCGGAGCATCGCCGTCGGGCAAAATAGGTCCGACGTTGACCATCAGGAAGCCGAACCGTTTCACGATTACCTCCGGCGCCGCTTTGGCCGTGCAGGATATCGCCGAGGAATCGACGACCTTCACGGTGTCCCAGAGATTCCACGTCGGTTTCACGTTCCCGACGATCGATCTGACTCTGACGATCGACGATTTCATGGAAAGATATGTCAACCGCGCCATTGAACCGCTGGCGAATAAAGTCGATTACGATGGTCTGACGCTGGCATATCAGACTGTCGCCAATTCGGTTGGTACCGCAGATGGGAATCCGCCTGCGAGTCCGAAACCGTATCTCTATGCAAATGCCAAACTGGATGAACTCGCAACGCCGCAAAGCGGACGCCGATATGCGATCATCAACCCGATTGCACAGGCGGCAACGGTGAACGGCCTGACGACTCTTTTCAATCCTTCCGGGACCATCAGCCGGCAGTATGAAAAGGGGGCGATGGGCGATGCCCTCGGACTGACGTTCAAAATGGACCAGAATGTCAATTCGCATATCTGCGGTACCAGGGCGGCTGCCTCCGAATCGACGGTGACCACGACTTCGACATCTGGAGATACGACGATCGCCCTGACGACTGGTTCCGGTGTAACATTCAAAAAGGGAGATGTCTTTACGGTGGCCGATGTGTACGCGGTCAACCCCCAGAACAGGACAAGTACCGGATCACTTCGCCAATTTGTCGTGACCGCCGATTACACGGCAACCGGCACCAGCGCCGCGGCTCTTCCGATCTGGCCGGCGCCAGTTCTTACCGGAGCGAAGCAGAACGTCAACAAGCTTCCGACTTCCGGTGACGCCGTGACCTTCGTCGGTACCGCTTCGACCACGTACCCGCAGAACATAGTATGCTGGGAAGACGCTTTCTCTCTCGTAACCTGCGACTTGGAAATGCCGCAAGGAGTCCATTTTGCCGGACGGGAGAATTATGAGGGGATCTCCCTGCGTATAGTTCGGCAATACTCGATCGATAGTGATCAGATTCCTTGCCGTATCGATATCCTGTACGGATGGAAGGAACTCTATCCCGATGCGGCGTGCCGTATCTGGGGTCCGTTGAGCTAAATAAAAGTTACCGGTAACCGGCAACGTGATAGTAAACAATCATCGAAAGAAGGTTTCAAAATGTCTGTAACAGTTACCACAATGGATAGCCTTGGCACCGATGCCCCCGATGGGATGCAGATTGGTGCTTCAGCAACGTCGAAACTCGGTGTTCTCGGTGCCACGCCGGTGTCCCAAGCGTCAGCAATAACGTCGCCGGCAACCACCGTATCTACGAGCACCTCGGCATGGGGATTCGCCACCAGTACGCAGGCGAATGCATTGATTACCGCGGTCAACTCACTATTGACCGAGGCCAGGAACCGGGGATTTGTGGCGAGCGCATAACAATGGGGCGCCGGCCTGGCGCCCTTATTTCAATAAGAGGATCTTTTGAAATTATTAATCGCTACACCGTTTTACGAAATGAAGGGATGGAGCCCTTACATTTCTTCTCTTGTTCAAACCGTTATGTGTCTTTCGAAAACAGATATTGAGTTCGATTTCTGGAACCTATCGGGAGATTCCTACGTAGATCGCGCGCGCAATCATATCGCCAAGAAATTTCTCGACAGCGATTTCACGCATCTATTCTTCATTGATTCGGATCATTCGTGGAAGATTGAAAGTTTTCTGAATATCCTGAAACATGATGAGGATATTGTCGCCGCTGGATATCCATGCAAAAATAATTGGCACTTCTACGGATGCGTTCTTGAAACACAACCCGGGTATGATCCGATTAGAGACGAGGCCGGCAATATTACTCATGTTGGGCCGGCGCGATTGAATGAAAACGGCCTTGCGTATGCGATTTATGCTCCGACCGGCTTCATGAAAATCCGGCGCAACGTTTTTGAACAACTTTCGAAGAGCTGCTCTATGTATTCCTATAAAGACGAGCTCTTCTATGACTTTTTCGGCAGAATTCCACCGCTCGGGGAGGATTCTAGTTTCTGTAAACGTTGGCGGGACATCGGCGGGG